AATGTCCAATAACTCCCATATCACCAGCAGGAGCTAAAACTCCTCCAATTTCCCTAGTCTTATAAACTCCTTTACTTTGACACCTTCGAACAATCTTTTTAACTTTCCTAGCACGTTTATTAGATTTAATAAATCCACTAGACCTACCAATAGTTCCTGTAGAAATACTTCTACCAGTATTTTTCTGACCAGGCCAAGTACCAATTGGTGTTCCATGCTTTTGAGCATATCGTTTTGCAGCGTCGATAACCGACTTAGGAGGAGGATTCAAACGAATAGGATTAAAAGGTATATGCCGAGACGATTCAATTAAATTATCAACCCACGACCTAGAAGTTCCTGCAGAATTAGATCGAGGTCTCTTCGCCGGAAGTGTATTAGACCGCCAACGAGTCTTGTGAGGAGTAAGTGTAAAATTTTTGGACATTTGAAGAAAAGAATTATTATATGAAAATATCTTTAAATAATTTTATATAAAAAGTGAGCCACTGAGCCACCGCTATAGTAAGTAATACAAGCGGTGGATCGGTCTCGACTTTTTTATTTTTTTTTTCGCTATAACATATTTCCAAGGCAGCGTCGCCAAGCGACCGTGCCTTGAGATTTAGATAAGCAAATCTCACCTCGCAGGGCGAAATGGCGACTGTTACAGCGAATTAAGCTGGCCCCAAGAATTTCGCCCTAAAGGGACGAAATTGAGCACCTCCTTCGTCGTGCTCAACTGGTGACGTGGCACCAGTTCTCGGGTGCCTAGCAAAATTCGCACATCTCTGAGTTTTTAGTACACACTCCCTAACCTTAACCTTAACCTTAACCGAACAAGCCACTCAGGAGGAGGCTTGTGAACAACCATAGATGTGCTCAAAATGCAACTCTTAAAATACATATAAACAAGCCAGAAATCGAACATTTCATTCCTCAAAAATATGCTATCAACACCAACAAAAGAAACTATTGTACAATGTCCCGCAATCAACAAGGAAAATTCTGGCTACTCACAATCCCTCATGCAGGATTCACACCTTATCTCCCCGACGGATGCTGCTACATCAAAGGCCAACTTGAAAAAGGAGAAGAAACGGAGTACCTCCATTGGCAGATCCTCGTGTGCTTTACCAAAAAGGTGCGATTGCAGGCTGTGCGGACAACATTTGGTGATGTTCATTCAGAACTCTCAAGGAGTGCAGCAGCCAATGACTACGTCTGGAAAGAGGAAACCAGAGTTGCAGGAACCCAATTTGAATTGGGAAACTTACCATTAAAAAGAAACTCCAAAGAAGACTGGGACCTTATTAAAGAGAATGCAAAGAAAGGCAAGTTTGACGATATTCCAAGTCAAGTTTTCGTAGGCCATTATCGTACACTCAAAATGATTCACAAGGACTACATGGCAAAACCACCTGACTTAACTACTGTTTGCGGAATATGGTATACTGGAGTACCAGGCTCTGGTAAGTCCCACATGGCACGTGAACGCTATCCTAACTATTATTTGAAGCCATGCAACAAATGGTGGGACAATTACCAAGCAGAAGACAATGTAATTATCGACGACCTCGATCTAAACCACAAAGTACTTGGTCACCATCTCAAGATATGGGCTGATAAATATGCTTTTCTAGCAGAATCAAAAGGAAGTGCCTTATATGCAAGACCAAAACAAATTATCGTAACAAGCAATTACAAGATTAGTGACATTTGGTTCGAAGACCCTGTACTTTGCGAAGCTCTTAAAAGACGCTTCATCGTAACCGAATTTAATTTCGTTTACAATAGGAATAATGAAATTATTGAAATTGAATAAAAAAACCTTTATTAGGAATAAAAAAAATCCAACATATACATTTAAAATTAAAATTTTTAAATAACAAATATTTAAACATAAGTTTTCTGAAATATCTCATTAGTTTTCTTAGAAAAACTAAATGAAAAATAACCGCCATAACGAATATTCAACTCAAAAGCAAGCTGAATACCAGGTTCACTTGAAGAAGCATTAATAATTTTTTCTAAAGCCATAAACCTAAATTTCCCGATATGACGATATCTAAGAGCCAAAGCACTACTTCCAGGTGTATTTGCTACAATAAGATCACGCCATAATTTATCTAACGTAGATGATGACCTATGAACCAAAACAGATGTTTTAATGGAACCAGGTTCTATACGAACCTTCCCAAATTTTTTCACATCAGAAAACATATTTGCCATTGGTGGTTCTTGAGTACCTTCATTAGATAGAACAGGAGACCCCAATGAAATCAACCCAAGAGGATTACCAATTGGAGGAGTCGCATATGTGTTAAAATTACTATAAGGAGAAACATAACGAGATCCAGATCCAGTACCCCAATAAGCTTTACCATATAATGGAGCATTATTAACATCTAAAGCATTATCATCAGTTGCAACTGTAATCGTTCGATTTTGAATTTTCAAAGAAGATTTAATATCCCAATGAAATCTAGCACCAACCAAATTAATATTAATTTGAGGATGTACATTTAAAGAAGAATTTGGATTAAATCTAAAAAATTGAAAAACTAAATCGGTCTGTTGTTGAATAGTAAATAACTGAGAAGCTAAACCATTAGCCACAGCTTCCGGAGTATCTCCAGCAACCAAAGTATGCGACACAAGATTAGCTGTCGACGGATTAACAGCCGTCGTATACACAATATCAAATTTATCACCATCTGAATACAAATACTCACCAACCATCTGACGACGAACATCGGGAACAGAAACATTATGCTTTGTCATAACAGTTTTAACTAAAGCCAAAGTCATAGCTTCAACTATCAAATTTAAGGTTGTTGTACAATGTCCAATAACTCCCATATCACCAGCAGGAGCTAAAACTCCTCCAATTTCCCTAGTCTTATAAACTCCTTTACTTTGACACCTTCGAACAATCTTTTTAACTTTCCTAGCACGTTTATT